TTCATCTGTGTATTTAGCTTTATTAAATTTATCGTAGTTTTGAAATCCATGGTACTTGCACTTGAATAACTTACCACCAGATAATGGATAACCCTTCATTCTACAAGGTATTTTCTTACCTTCTCTTAATCCAGCTCTAGTAAAACCCTGGCAAAAAACTTTCTGCTGCGCTCTTCCAGGCATTACTTATTTTCCCATGGTTTGATCCCATTTCTTTTATTGTATTCAACTTTTTCTCTGTATCTTGGGTTAGCTTGTTTCTTTATTTTGGACAATGCGCTCAATATTTTATCTGCATTAACATAAGTCGCTTTGCTTTCTCGTTCCTTATCTTCCTTTCGTTGAATTGCTTGCTTACATAAATATACATTAACAGTTTCTGCTTTTAATTCATCAAGGGGGAGTTTAGATAATTCATCTAATATCTTCTCGGTATCCCCTGCAAAACTCTTAACTATTTTACCTATATTATTAATGGATATTGTTTCTTCTAATGTAGCCGTAAAACGGCTATCTTGTGTAGGTTTAACGGCTATCTGGGTTGGCTCGTAAAGTTTCTCGGCTCGCAAAAATGTCTCATTAACAAGATAAGTTTTACCAGATCTACCCCTAACAGACTTAACAATATTTAATTTATTAAGTGTTTCCAGGCACGATTTAATTGTGGTCCGACAAAGACCTGTATCCTTATGTATTGTTTCATGCCTTAATCCAGCTTTATAGCCATTTTTTTTCCAGGCATATTTCATTACAGATAAGAATACATTTAAACAATGTGACTTCCTCTCTCCGTCTACCAGATCTAAATGGTGGTATAGCTTATAAGTTATGTGTAAAAATCCTCTGCTTACATTCATTATTTATCCTTTCTTTTTTTAGATTTACATTTTGGTTTATGGTGGTCGTGCAAGGATCGTAGAATTATGACCCATTCATCTTCACTCATTAGTCTAAACTCTGTCTTACGGCTCTTTATACGCTTGATACGGAAGGTTAGGCTAGTTGGTGTCAATTCTTTATAGAATACTAAAAAACAAGGGATGTTTAAGCGTTCTGCGATGATCTTTGAGAGGGTTGTAGCCTTCCATTCTTGACCTTTGTCATAACAAGTCTCAATGATAGCTAAAGGTTCGTAACAGTATTGGCAGCACTCGACACTATCAACATCTATATAAGCAATGCCGTCATATTTTCTGTGCCAATCAGAATATTTGCCATTACTAAAAGCATATACATCACGAGCCATTTTTTAATATCCTTATCTCGTTTTCTTTCTCTTCAATCTCTTTCTCAAGCGCAAAAATTATATTTTCTTGTTTCTTAATAAATTTCTTGGCTCTTTCTAATTCTTTTTTACAATCAGTTTCTTCAAATATTCCAGAATATGTCATTTTTCCTTTATAATTTTCTTAACTACAGCTCTAGGATACGCAGTTATATTTCCAATGGATAGTTTATCTTCATCATAAGAAAAAGATGTAAATATTTTTACTACTTTAGAATCTTTATAATATAGAAATCCAACATCTTCACACCAGGAGTAACTAAACTTATCAACATCAGATAAATCATCATACCATTGTGAGCTGCTACAAATATCAACCCAAATTATTCGAACCTTTTTATAAGGTAGTTTTTTTTTAGTCATTTTCACTCCGTTATATAAATAAAATCTTCCGTTGACAACACATATAAATGCCTGTATTACCTACAAAAAAAATGGAAAACAAAAAAATAGAAAAAGCATTTTCAATATTTAATGGTGGTGAAGGATTAGATCATTGGTCTTATTCATCTACAAGTACACCCTTTGCAAAAAATATTATTGGTTACAGTTTCCCTCAAGAAATTAGAAGGAAGTTTCCATTTAGATACAAAGCTAACTTTGGTAACCTAGTTAATAATGTGGTCCAGAAACAAATTGCAGATGTAATTTACAAATCAAAAACAATTAAAGAAACAGATTGGGATCGAGATTATAAAGTTTGTTTCGATCAAGAAAAAGAAATTATAAATTCAAAAGAACCTGTTGACGCAAAAGATAAGTTCGGCAGAGAAGCTATGATTAAGTTTGCAGAAGATTGTATTCCAATCACAAAAAAAGTTGTGCAGCAGATTGTCGAAAAAGAAAAATTAGTTTGTGAAAGATATGTAGAACTAAAAGAGTTTGGTCAAATTAAACCTACTATTGGTCGTATCGATTATGAAACTAAAACAAAATTTATAGAACTTAAAACTAAACCACCTAATTTAAGGAAGGTTAAAGGTAAGGAAGAGTGGAATATGATCACTCAAGATTTACCTTCAGAGCCTACAATAGAAAACCTTACACAAACTTCGTTCTACTACATGGCAACAAAGAAAATACCTTATCTGGTATATGTTAATGATAAAGATTTTGTTATTTTTGATAAGAGCCATGAGTTAATGAAGGCAGATCATTTACAACATCTTTATGATGTCATGGTAGATAAAATTCTAACATGGGAAAAAATGATTATGTTTTCTGAAGGTAACATCAACAGATTAGCAAGCATGATGGAGCCACCAGATCTTAATCATTTCTTTTATTATAAAGATCTAGCAGATGAACAAAAACAACTAATAACCAAACTATGGGGAATAAAAATATGAGTAGTGAAGCTAATGTTTACCAAATAAATAAAAAAAATATGAAAAATATATACGAGAAACTTTACAATGCCTGTAATCATGCGAGTGGTGTAAAGAAAGCAAGCAAGGTAAAAGGTATGCCTTTTAATCCTTTATTACATGATGATGTGCAAAGAGTTGCAATGGCAGCTCTATTAGAAAATAGATTATATGCAACTTGTAACTATGTTACAGACATTACACCTAAATGTGTAATTGTAACCTGTACCATGAAGATAACTGACATAGATGATCCAAAAAATTTTATTATAGTTGATGGATGTACTGCGATGGGTGGTCTAGATAAATATGGAACAGGTCAAGCAATGTCATACAGTAGAAAGTATGCGTTCCTAAATGCGTTGAATTTAAAAACAGGAATGGATTTAGAAGATGGTTATAACGCAAAACCATTTGAAGAAAATTCTCCAGAGCAATCTGTAGAAGAACCTACCTACCTTGATGATGAGGTAAATGTAGAAGATATAATAAAAGATATTTCTGACACAACAACTGCAAGACAATTATCTGCAGTTAAAGATTTGGTTAGAGATCAAGTTATGTATCTTAAAAAAAATAACCTTAAAGCATTCGAGCAAGTTATGAAACATACTCGTGAGCATGAGGTCAAACTAAACAATAATAAGCAACAATTTTTAGACGACTAATTGTTGTTTATATAACCAAGGAGTAAACATGGATAATAAATCCGACAAGATATACATTAACCTAACCAAGAACCCAGATTGGAAGTCACCAGAAGATAAACTTCCTATATATGTTGGTCCAAAAAATATGAAGCATCCAGATAAGAACTGGACCATTGGAGTAAACATTAATGGTAAGTGGTATAACCAGGCTGCCTTTCCGTCTAAAGATCAAGACGGCAAAGTAAAAGCAGGAGAGTTGACTATAATTTTAACACCAAGTGGAGCAGGTAAGTCTACTAATAATAGCTTTGCAAAAGCAGATGATGGTGGTAATAACGAATATACCTTTTAACTTAGGCTAAAGGGTATCAAGCAGGGTGGGGTTTTTTTCCCTTTCCGTTTTCCCCACCTTGCTTACAAACTTATGACAGATAATATTAAAGAACCAAAACATTATACTCAATACAAGATTGAGCCTATTGATTTTATTATTTCTAATAATTTAGATTTTTGTACAGGTAATATAATTAAGTATGTTTTAAGATATAATTTAAAAAATGGTGTTGAAGATCTTAAAAAAGCTAAACAGTATATAGATTTTTTGATCGAAAAAAAAGTTGAAAAAGGTACAAAAGTATGACAAAATTTAAAAGAATTATCAATGGAGAGTGTCATTTTCAAATGATTGAACTCTTTGATGATGTAGAGAAGGCTGCAAACAACTCGAATAGAGGAGAGTTTGTAGAAGTAAAAATCGATAACTTAAAGTACGATTTTACAACAGTAGCAAAGGAGCATGATGGAAAACATCAAGATGCGTCTGCAGAAGCTAAAGGATCTTCAAGCGAAGAAACACGAGAAGTACCTGGAAGCGAAGCTAAAAGTAAATAAGTATCAACAAGATTCTTATAAATTACTTTGGCAAATAGAGCAGACAAAAGAACAGTTGTTATCTTTTAAATAGATAATAACTTATAGTTGAAAAAAACGAACACAAACTGTAGGGGATCTATGACCATAAATATAAGTCAACACTATAATACACACATTAAAAACTTAAATCAGAATCATTTTATCTACAAGGTTAAGAAAGCATTTTACCTTCTTACGAACCAGGAAGAAAGATTATATGAGGTAGGGTTCTCGGAAGGATTTCTGTACGCAGCAGAACTAATGCAAAGACAACCAATATTAGATAGCAATAATAAAAATAAGATTGGTATCAAATATAAAAACGCAAACATAGAAGTTGTTTCTAAACTTGTAGATAAAGTGTGTGAAAGATATACTGTTAGCAAGAACGATGTATTCAGTAAAGGTAGAACTTCAGATGTAGTTCGAGCAAGAAGCATTGTCTATAATCTTTTACACGAACAATACAATGTAAGTATCTCTTCAATGAGTAGAGTATTTAATCAAGATCATACAACAGTAATTAACTCTCTCCGTAATAAACAGGAGAAGAGAAGATACTGGAACCCTGGTAATACTATTTGGGAAGAGTATGAAGAGTTAAGAAAAATTACTTTTTAAATCCAGACTTCATATTCTTGTAAGCCTTCGCAGAAATTGTAGACTTCTTTTTAGAATTTGAAGTGCCAGCTTTTTTTTTCTTATTGATGTTATAGTAAAGACCCTTCTTTGCGATCTTACCAGTAGCTGTTTTGTGATAACCTTTTTTCATGTTGCTCCTTATGTTGTTTAACTTTTAACTCACAGTAGTTGTCAAAGCAAGAACCTTCTTTACCATCATGACAAAAATATTCTTTCTTATGGGTTACTATCCAACCACCTTCATCACTCATTAATTGTTTGTCACACTCTTTGCAATGACCACAAACTAATGATTGAACTTTTGGTTTCTTCCAGGTTTTTTTCAAACTAACACTTCCATCTTCTTCTAGCTTGTCTTATTCTAGAGTTAGGATCGTTCCTTGTTTTAGCAGAAGATCTTTTAAGTTGACCAAGAGATCTTGCGCAATATGATTTTCTTCTTTTAGCTGCCTTTGATCCAGGTTTAACTTTACCTGTTACTGCAGTTTTTAATTTACTACCAGGATTGGCTCTTCGATATGCTCTTACACCTTTAGCCGTCATGCCAGCTCCAGACTTTGTTGGTCTGTAGTTTGCGTTCTTACCTTTAGTAGTCTTTCTTATTGCCATAATTACCTGCTGCTTAATCTATCCATGTGATTATATATTCTACCTATCTGTTTATCAACAGACATTATTTCTTCAGTAAGCATACCAATATGAACTTGTAATTCTACAATAGTCATCAATACATAAGTAGATAATCCTAAAAGGATTGTACCTAATAAACCTATTAACATTGTATTGTGTTGTCGTTTCATTTTGCAATCTTACCTTTGTTAATTCCTTTTTTAATTACATAATCTTTAGTACCATTAGCACCATGATTTACTTCTTTCTTTAACAATTTAAATAGATCCATCTCTTTTAAATTTTTTTCTATTTTCTTTTTAAAAGATTCTAATACTTTAGTGTCTCTCATTTTCTTTTTCTTTTTTTATTTAATAGATTAACTCTTGAATGCCATAACCATGTAGTAAACTTTATAGAATAAGTCTCAAGCCATGAAAATAAATGATCCAAACCACCAAAAAATTTTAATAAGAATTTATCGATCATCTTCCTTGACCCTTGTATCTTGTAAGTTTCTGTTGTCTTTTTTCATTTTTATTTTTAGACTTCTTATGCGCTCCTGGTCCACGCTTCTTTGGTTTATCTCTAGGTATAAAATGTGTAAACTTTTGTTTTGCCATTATC